ACAGGTTCATCTCGGAGTCGATGGACTCCATCTGCTCGACGGTCGCGTCCTCGGGCAGGTTGGCGGAGAGCTCAAGCACCTCCGCGCGGCGGGACATGTAGGCCTCGGCGTCCATGCGGCGCAGCTCGACGGCGCCCATGGGGGTGAACTCGGAAATGAGCATCCTCGTTCTCCTTACTATCGAAGTTGCATAGACTTGGCCCTCAGCTCCATGCGCTTACGTCTAAGCTCAAGTGCCTTCTGGGCCTCTAGCACGCTTTGAAGTCGCTCCGCCTCAATCCTCTTGATCGCTCCGTCAAAATAGGAACGCGCGCTAATCTCTGTGTTGGGGTCGGCTGGCAGTGAGACGCTTGAAACGTCGTAGATGCGCTCGACCTTGTGGATGACGGAGGTGAGCTTGCGCTCGTCCTCGTCGTAGATGTCCTCAATCTCGTCCCAGTCGGGCATGAATCCCCACGACATGCGTGTGATGAGCCCTGCGGCGATGTCCTCGTACATGGCACGCGAGTTGCTCGTGCTGCCGAGGTCAGCGGCCACGAACAGGCCGTGGAGCTGCGGCTCGACCACGAGGGTGTTGTTGCTCTGGCGGGCGAAGACGAGTCCGTCGTGATTGAACTGCATAATCACGTCGCTCATGTCGCAGTCGCGGAAGGCATCGGGGTCGATGACCTCCCAATACTCCGTGTCCCCCCACTTGTAGAGCATGTACGGGTCGTTGAAGGTGGAGGCGTAGCCCTCCACGTAGTAGTCGCTCTCGAAGCGCTTCTCGGCACCCGTTGCGGGCGGCGCAAGCGGCGAGGGCAGGGAGCGGTACTGGCGCTCCTGCGGTTTCGCGGGCATTCATGCCTCCTTAGATGTCTGGCTTCTCGACCGCGCCATAGGCGTCGGCGTCGTTGTAAATCTGGTCGTCTCCGCCGAGGTCGAAGTCGGGGTCGTCCGTTGGGTCTGGGACGGGAAGCCCCTCGCGCCCGCCAGAGGCGAACACCACCGTGCCGCTCATGTCCATCTGGAAGAACTCGCCTCGGACCATGAACACGTCCATGCCAGGGAGTTTCGGGAGGTCGAGAATCGCGCGACCCTCGTTGACTGTCATGATGCCGTAGCTGGTCATGTCTCGGACGATGTTTCGCTTGGTCGCCGCGCTGACGAACTGTAGCCTGTCCGAGCCGAACCAGATGCGGTTCGGCGCGTCGGACTGCGTGACCATGCGGCGGGAGAAGCACGACTGCGTGAGGCCCTCGGAGAGGTGCAGGAAGAACGTCTCGACCTTGCCCTCGTAGTAGGAGTCCCACTTGGCCTCGTCGGCCTTGTTCTGTAGGACGTCCTCGTTGCAGCCGAAGTAGTCGAACACGTGCTTGTCGATGCGCTCCATCTCGTCGGTCGAGATGGTGTACGTGCTCGCCTTCACCTGCTCGATGTCGGCGAAGGTCGAGTCGTAGGTCATGAGCACGGTGTCGTTGTCGGTGAAGTTGCGTGCGTAGAACTCGTCGCGCTTGCGACGCTGGTCCTCTGGCGCCACCTGCCCGACCACCTTGCCGATGAACTTGATCTTGCCGCCGATCTCTATGGCGTTGTTCTCGGCCTGCACCTGCTTGTCGAGCAGGTCCATGGTTGCTTGCAGGTTGTTGCTCGTGCCGAAGTAGTCGCTGATGTACTGGTACTTGGAAAGGCAGCAGACCTCGGAGGCGGGAAACGCCATGCGCTCCCCCGTCCTCAGCGTGAAGCGCACCCACATCTCGCCGTCCACGTCGAGGAGCTCCGTGTAGTCGGGCTTGAGCGGGAACAGGCCGTTGGTGTATCCCCTGTCGTCGTAGGTGGGGATGACGAATGCCGTGCAGTCGACCTCGTAGATGGTCGCCAGTCGGTACAGGAACCTCGGCCACGTCATGTACGGGTTCGGCCAGCTCTCGAACGCCTTCACGAGCTCTGGCCTGCCGTTTCCCTTGATGTGGGGCTCGCCCTTCGAGCACGCGCTGGCGAAGGCGTGGATGCACGTCCGCGTGAGCTCCATCTCGTAGACGCCGCCATTCCACGTCCTGAACGCCGGGTTGTACTCGGTGAGGGTGCGGAAGTAGGTCATGGCCGCGTCCTTGGCGGTGGACCGCCTGCGGAACCTACCGAGCACCTTGCTAATGAGCCCGTCGTTCGCCAAGTGCACCACCTCCGAACGGCATAAAAAAGGCCCCCGATGTCGGAGGCCATACACTAAACCTAGTGTATCCAATATAAGGTTTTCACCTGTAATTGTCAATACTTGCGCATATTCATGCACAATTCTGCATAGTTCCTATGTGAGGATGGCCTTGTACTCAGCCTCGTGGCGCAGGAGGGCGATGTAGCCGTCGAGCTCTGCCATGAAGCCGTCTATCTTGTTGGCGCCCTTCCCCTCCTTCTTGTCTGGCGTCATGTTGAGGTTGACGTCGTAGATGACCCTCACGTTCATGCGGCACCAGCGGTTGATGGGATGGGCGTCGTCTACGAAGCGGCCCTGCTGGTAGTCGGCACGGATGCGGTTCATGGGGTCGGACAGGGTCTTGGCGCCCTGGATGACCGCCTCGCAACGCTCCGCGCCGACCATCTGCTCAAGCAGCTCCCTGTCGCCGCCGATGATGTGCCACGGGTCGTACCCGATGGCGAAGGTGTACAGGCCGTGCTCGTCCCTGAGCTCGTTGATGAACTCCGCCAGCACGGAGACGGGGACCACGTTGCCAGGGACCACCCTGAGCAGCCCTTGGTTCTTCCACAGGCGGTACGGCGCATGGTCCTTGGTGGCCTTGTCGCCCTTGGTCTCCTGCGCGTCGAGCTTGCTCTCGGGCATCCAGTACATGCTCGTCTCGTAGATGTGCGGGTCGAACACTGGCGCGCCGAGCTCGTCCCTCACGATGCTTCCATCAGCGTCGCGCTCTGGCCGCATGCAGAGCACCTGCGCCGCCGCGAGGTCGACCGACTGCGCGTAGTCGAAGCCGATGATGCAGTAGCGGAAGCCCATGTTCCAGAAGTCTATGCGCTCCTCCGAGCCGCTTTCCTCCCACGTGAGCCATGCGCTAGAGCTGTTCTGTGGGACGTTGAAGTCCTTGGTCAGCACGGTCGGGCGGAAGCTCGGCTCGTTCATCGCGCGCTGCACGAATCCACGGAGGGTGTCGATGGACTTGATGGTGCCGAGGCCGGGGTTTGCCTTGTACCAGCACTCCTCGTCGTGCATCCAGTCGTCGGTGCGGTCGAGCTCCCAGATGAACGGGATGAATCGGTCGTCCTCAATCTCGCCGTCGAGCCACCTGGAGGCGTAGTCGTACTGGGTGTCGTAGATGGAGTTGCGCACGAAGCCAGCCGTCGTGATCTCGAACATGAGGGGTTGCCTACGCGCAGACATGCCCTGCTTCACGTCGTTGTAGGGGCCGTCCGTCTTCCATGCCGCAATCTCGTCGCACACCGCACCGTGCACGTCGAGGCCGTCGAGCTCGGTGTTCATGGTGAGCGTGGTGATGTAGCCGTCGTTGGCCTCGTGGAGGATGCCCTGCCGCCGACGCTCGGGAACAAGACCCATGCGCTCGCGCCGTCCGAGGGCTGGCGACTGGCGCATCATCTTCTTCGCGCCGCCGAAGCACAGAGCGGCCTGGGAGTCCGTGCAGGCCATGGTGTAAATCTGGGGGCCGTACTCGCCGTCCGCGACCATGAGGTACTGCATGATTGCCGCGCACAACGTCGTCTTCCCGGACTTGCGGCCGATCACCACCAATACCTCTTGGAACTCTCGGTTGCCCTCGTCATCAACCCAGCCAAAGACGGCAGAGACCAAGAACTTCTGGAACGGCTGCAACTTGAGCTTCTTGCCAATCTCGCCTGCGGTCTGGCAGCAGAAGGACTCAATGAAGCGGATGGCGTGGTCGGCCTTGGACTGGTCGTAGTGCCATCGCTTGTAGGTGTCGCCGCGCTCGCTGAGGATTCGGCACAGCTTCTTGATCTTCCCAGACGTGACGAACGCTCCAGCGAGGGCGTCCGCCATGTACTCGTGGTACGCGCTAGCCATCGACCGGCTCCCAGAGGTCGACACCACCACCGTCGTGGGCGGGCATCGGCACGAAGTCGCTCAGGTCGACGACCCTGTGCAGCGCGTGCTCAAACCGTGTGGTGTGGCGACACTCGCCCGTTCCGTTGTGGTGGCAGTTGTCCGGGTTCTCGCACGCCCTGCCGTCGCAGAGGTACAGCACGTTGCCCATGCCCGCCAGCCTGTCGCGCGCGCCCACCTACACCGCCCCCAGGAACTCGTCGAGGTCGTCGCCCTTCTCGGGCGCGGTCGTGGAGAGCTGCTTGAGCTGCCGCAGGGCCTCGCCCTGCATGCCCATGTACGCCTTGATTGAGCCCTGCGCGGGGTTCTGAATCTTGCCGTGGAGGCCCTCGACCATAAGTCCCTCCGTGTCGAGGATGCGGCGGCACTCCTCAATCTTGTCATCGAGCCACGCATACTGGCAGATGGTGGACTCGATGGTCGGGTCGGAGAGGTCGTAGCGGCCAGTGCGCACCATCGCAAGGTACGCCTCGGACTCGCGGATGACCTCCTTCTTGTAGGACTCAGTCTTCCTCGCCATCGATGAACCTCACATTCTCGTAGGGGACGACGGCGACCGTGCCGTCCTCGTGCTCGCAGACCCAGCCCCCCTTGCCCGACTGGACGGTGTGCACGGCGCAGACGTACTCGACCATCTCGTAGTGCGTCACGTAGCCGTCATCGTCGTGGACGGGCGTCCTCACCTTGACGATTGCTGGCCTGACCTCTGGCATCAGGACGAACCCCTCGCCTACCATTCGACCCCCTTCCTGACTGGCCTTCCCTGCTCGTCGAACCAGACCCTCGTGGGCTGGTCGAGCTTCTTGTAGCCCTTCTCGTGCCTCCTGTTGTGGCACTCGCGGCACAGGCCCACGCACCTGTCGGGGTCTAGGCTGACCTTGGGGTCTCCGACGTTCTGCTCGGTCAGGAACGTGAGGTGGTGCACCTCGGCTATCGGAGTGAACTCCCCGCGCTCCATGCAGTCGGCGCAGAGGCCGTGCTGGCGCTCCCACACCGCCTTGCGACACTCCTGCCACGCCTTCGACCTGTAGAACCGCCTCTGCCACGGTTTCGGTGTATACATGTACCCCCAATCGCAAGTTATTCTGCATAAAAGTGGTTCCCAAATCAAGCCTACTTTAGCCCGCTAAAGTGCTTTTGTGGGTGGTCTCGCGTAAACGCCATTCTTCCCCCCGCCGTTCCCCAG